ATTAGTTGAAACTAAAACAACTGGATTATTTGTGCTTCCTTGCGAACCTATTGTTGCAGCAGTTCCAGTTCCTGAACGTTTTATAGTGGCAGTACCATCAACAGTCAACCCATCCATCGTGGCTGTACCAGTAACGTCTATGCCTGTGGAGGCGGTGGCGAGTTTGGCGGCGTTGTCGTAAAACAGAGTAACACCGCCGTTAGGGACGGCATTTATCATACTTTCTGCCGCACCGTTTGCAGTTAACTGAATTGCCGCACCATTTGAGTCAATATAAAGATTTCCAGAGCCTGCGTCCTTAATCCAACTTTCTGTTCCAGTATGATAAATCTGTAAGTCATCACTAGCGCCAAAAGTAGCCTTGTCATTGTCGCCCAGTGCTATGCCGCCGTTGGCTGTGATTTCTCCAGAGGCTGTTACAGTAGTAAAAGACCCAGCCGCAGTCGTTGTTGCACCGATATTGGTGCCGTCAATCGCGCCGCCGCCAATATCAACTGAGTTCGAAATGAACGACGTGATCGTCACGGCACCCGTGCTGTTCGCAATCGAACCCGCCGCAGTGCCGTCGTTGGCCTTGATGTTAGTAACTTCCAGCGTCGTTGCATTGACGCTGTCGTCCTTGAGCAAAACGCTGTCAATTGTCACACCGCTGCCCGCGGTGGTTTCGTTGACCGTATTGGTCGTAATCGCCTGACCGTTGTCGATAATCAGGTTATTTGCGCCGGACGTGTTGCCGTTGGCCAAAATCTCGGCCAGCGTATCCACCGTACCGACTTGGCTGTCCACATACGCCTTGATCGACTGCTGTGTCGCAAGCTTCGTGGCGCTGTTAGACGCCATGTTGTCTTCGTCAAGAACGCCATCAACCGTCGTAGACGACGCGATGTTCAAGCTGGTGCTTGCCGTCAGCGTCGTGAATGCGCCAGTCGAGGCGCTAGAAGCACCCACCGTCGCACCATCAATCGTACCGCCGTTGATGTCGGCAGTCGTCGCAGTCAGCGAAGGGGTTTCAATAGCAGTCGCACGAAGACGCGTGAAAACGTCGGTAACAGTAGCAGTCGCGCCGCCACCGCTGAATTTGACAACCATGTCCACGCCCGCTGGAACTTCCAGATCGCGAGCTGCGTCATAGGTGCCTTGGAATAGGATTACCGAACGGCTGCCAGACAGGCTATTGCGGATGAAAACAATCTTTTCCGCATCGTTCGGGGTAAGCTGGACATAAGCCGTTGCGCCGAGGTCGCCCCCGTCAACAAACTCAATCCACTTGTTGCGGCCATCCGAAGTGGCCCCGTCGCTGATCGCCAGCGTATTCGGAGAACCAGACGTTCCAGCCGAGGCCAGCGTGATGCTGATCGCGCCGTTAATAGCTTGGTCGAGAATATCGAAGTTTACGTTTGTGGTATCGCCCCAAGTACCCGACTGTTCACCGGTCGCCGGTTTCTCGATACCGAGGTTAACTGTATAGGTGCTTGGCATCTCTTTATCCTCTACGCCGCTATTCGCGTCCAGTTAGCATTCTGTGCTGGCGACTCCTCTGACCACGTTGGGCTTTGACTTGGTGTCGTACTAGACCACGTTGGGCTTTGACTTGGTGTCGTACTAGACCACGTTGGGCTTTGACTTGGTGTCGTACTACTATAACCCGGATTTTGATTTGGAACAATCCGGCCATATACAAGTACATCACCTACAAAGGTTGTCGCACTTACGCCTGTTACATTCACGATAGCGTCTGCATTTATGCTGACACTACCAACTCGTCCGTTTGCCTGTACCCCGCCGACGTTGACGTTCTGGTCTGTCGTAACGGCTACAGAACCTACCGCGCCAGTACCAGCAATTCCAGTAACCGGCACATTGGCTTCACCATCAACATCAGCCTGACCTACTTGGCCCGTCGCTGCAATGCCGATTGGGTAAACGTTAGCTGTCGCAATAATCGAAACAGAGCCAACCGAACCCGTCGCCGCAATGCCTGTGACCGGAACATTCGCCTCGGCATCCACCGTAACGGTGCCAACAGCGCCAGTCCCAGCAACTCCCGTAACGTTAACGTTTGCATCTGCGGTGACCGTAACGGAGCCAACTGCTCCCGTCCCAGCCAGTCCGGTGGGGTAGACGTTTGCGTCAGCAGTAACGCTGACGGTTCCGACTTGGCCTGTCCCGGCAACCCCGGTGACGTCTACATTGGCCTCGCCGATGACGCTGACAGAGCCAACCTGACCCGTGCCAGCAACTCCCGTGACCGATACGTTGGCTTCTGCAACTACCGTTACCGAGCCAACACTACCCGTCGCTGCTATCCCAGTAACCGGTGCGTTTGCTTCCGCAATAACCGTTACCGAGCCAACAGAGCCCGTGAGTAGCGGGAAACCGCTCTGGGACCACGGGCCTTCGCCCCAACCAGAGCGGCCCCAGCCGCCGATTGGAACGATGACATCAGCCATTACGCTATCCGAATAATTGCATTACTTGCGTCTGCGGTCGGAAACACAATGGTGAAGTCACCAGCAGTGGAGGTTTTGTCTCCACCGAAATCCAATACCACAACAGCCGGATTGGATACCGAAATCGAAGTGGTGTTAGGAGTGGTGTTGTAAATCAACGCGCCGCGAGCAGTAATTGTTGCAGTAGTGAAGGTCTCGTCTGCAAAATCGGTGAAAGCAGTGGTGCCAGAAGTCGTCGGGTTTACGTTGGTCAGAGCCTGACCGCCCGCCGAATAGCCGGTTCCGCTGATTTCGTTCGTCGCAGAATACGCAGTCGTCGACGCGTCTAGCGTCGCAGAGCTGGTATAAAGCGCGATGTTGAATGTGTCACCCGTCGAAGCGTCAAAATCGTGTACACCATAAAGAAGCTCGTTCTTGAAGGATGTACACATGTAGTTTCCTGAGAAAGCCATGTCACAGTCTCCTTATAAGTTCAGCAAGCTCCTTGTGGCCTGCGTCGGTTAGCGCGTTGTACACAGTTGTTCTATCACTTTTTATCGCTTCGCGCATATAAAATTCCAAGACTTTTAAAAGCTGCTTGCGAAAGGCATGTGCCTGTGCCCGAATAGCAGGGTTCGCGTCGTCGCTAATAGATATGATTTTATCCGCAGCGCGGTGCGCGATTTCCTCTGGGGTAAACCCGCGACCACTGGTGGTGTGTACTTCTACCTGAAACCTCGGATTAACATTCATCTCTAGTGCCGGAAAACTCATTGTTTAGGCCTCACTACCATCCCGGTACGATACTCGTCCGTGACTTCTTTAGATTCGCCAAACATCTTCAGACCGGCAATTGCTTCAGCAAAACGTTTTTCATACTGCTGCATTATATCGGGTTCGCCCTTCATGTAGATATAGGCTTCAATCAAGCTGCCGTACAGAAGCGCAATTTGCGCGTTTTCACTCAACCAAGTAGTGCCACTGCCGCCAGATTGGGTCAAACTCAACGGACGATAGAAGTAATGCAGCTCAACCGCATACGCACTGTCCGGCGTGGGGCCCAAAATGAAGTTATCAATGTCAAATACCGCGTAATACCGCGGATTTCCAGTCGTAGCACCGTTGGGATTAAACGATTGCACGAAATCGGGGTCTTTAAAGTCCAAAAACACCTGATTTGAGCTGCCGTCCGTGAAAGACAGCGAAAACGGAGCCAAAAAGTCGCTCGGACACGCCAAATACTTGTTCGACGCCGACATATTCCCGCTTACGTTCTTGCGGAACAGGCTCAACTGCACATTTTTAAGGATGCGCTCCTCGGCCTGCACGATAAACACAGGAATATTGTTCACAAACGACGTTTCGTCGTACTGCGTATAGTCCTGAATGGCCTGTGTTAGCTGATCGTATGTAAAGCTCATGTCACCACCGTCACTTGGCCAACCTGACCGAAGCCTTGAGCCGGTCTCAGGTTAGGATTTTCAACGAGAGGCACCCCAACAAAGACGTCTAGGGGCTCAACACGGTCAGGACGCGCATTTTGCAGAGCTTCCGGGTCTACGACTTTGCGAAAAGGCCCTAATTGCGGATGCTTTGGCTCAAATTCGTCTGGACCCACAAGCATACCAGTCCATTCGCGCTTCATTAGCCTGTAAGGATAACGTTGGCCCGAACGGTCCGAGATTGCCCATGAATTTTTGCCAGATGCAAATTTCGCCATCGTCAAACCCTGTAATATTCGTACTTCGGAGCGACGTTGAACGACGACCGATCACGATCTTCCGTCGCGGCACGTTCAAACTCTTCTTCGTACACAGCTTTTAGTAGCTGCACACGGTTCGGAGCCCGCTTCAAAGCGAGGTAATAGGCTAGACCCGCCGCCAGACAGGGATAAAACCGGAAAGGCAGGTCCATGGTGTTGGTGTAGATGTCCGCATCATCCATTCTGGTCAATGCGTCGTATATGATTACGTCAGTCGAGTTGTCTGGAACCGGCCAAACCTTCAAATTTGGAGTGATTTGACGGTCCAAGAAGAACTGATTTGCGCGGCTTTGCTGCGTTTTATTCGGAATCGTCAGGTAACCATCTCTGCTCAAGCGTTCCATCGAATAATCTGTGCCATTTCGGCGGCAAACTACCGACAAAACGTCGATTACATCGTTTCCGAGGTCGTATTGGCCGTCACCCTGCGTAACTGTGATTGTCCGCTGCTTGATCGTCCACTGATTTAGACCGCGGTTAGCCCAATCTGCCAGCAACAAGTTGAGCGAACGCTTTGCCGTCTTGAGGTCGTAGCCCGTGCGGACTTCCAGCCCACAACGTTCAAACGCCTCCTCAACATATTCGGCGACGTCTAGCTCAAAATCCTTGCTGCCAGATGTTGTCATGACCGTTTCCTACTCTTTTTGGCAGTCTTTGCTGACTGCTTAAACGCTTTGTCCGTAGGAGCGCCTTTTGACCCGGCTTTACGCATCTTTTCGCCAGAGCCTTCAGCAATACGCTTACGCTTGGCATGAATGTTTGCGTACAAACCTTGCTTGGCCATTATGCGTTCCTCACTCTACAGCCACCGGCTTTACCGCCGTAGCGCATTTTGCGGACGGGGCCACCGGAACTCATGTGCTTAACCGCGCCTCCGCAATTCATTTTTCGAACGGTTTTTTTTGCAGGTTTGTTAGATTTTTTCATGGCTTACCCCAAAAACTTATGAATGATCGGCGTCACGATAATCAAAATACCCAGACCCCAAATCTTCAGATCAAGGCCGTCCAAAGTTTTCTTCGTTTCAGACAGCTTTTCTTCGATGCGCTGATAGCGCAAATTGCACTCCGCCTCGTGCTTCTCTAATTTAGCTAAAACTTCTTCCACGCGCATCTCGTCCTCACCACGCTTTACAGGACCAGTAACGGGCACTGAACTTGTCTTTTGCAGTGTCGCACGAGTGACGCGCTCTAAAGTTCTTTCGACGTCCCGGTTGATCCTTTTTAATTGCCATGTTCGGATCGCCGAAACGAACCAGCTTAACGTCAGACCCCTTCTTAGCGAGGACCGCACTTTTTTTGGCTTTACCGGGGGTACGTTTAGGTTTGTTAAATCCTGCAAATGTCTCTCCCCGATAACTCAATCTACCTGACGGCAACCTTTTTACGTCTTTTGTCGTCGCCATAAGATTGTCCCCTAGCTGTAAAAGATGGTTATCGCCGTGATGTTGGTGAAGACGCTTACATACAAATCGTTGGTAAACAGACAGCCATCATCAGGGATGTTTACAGAGTGGGAATCAGATGCCAAAAAGTCGATGTCGAGAACAGTTGCGCCACCGTTACCGTCTGTAAGCGTCAAACGACCAGCGCCTGCCCCAGTCAACACCTGCACCTGACGAAGACGGTTGCGACCAATACTGGCCGCTCCTGTCCCAGTCAGACGTTTTGTTTTTACGTCTGAATTAGCCATTAGCTTTTCTCCTTGGTCGCTTTTTTAGGAGCAGCTTTTTCCACCTCTTTTTTCAGAGGCTTGCCATCCTTGTCGAGACCGCGGGCTGCCAATTCTTCTTCAGAAGGTGCCTTAAAACGATTACTCATAGCTCACCTCCTTACGATGATGCGATAGTGCCGCCAGTGTCAGAACGCTTCCAGTTGGTGCCGTCAGAGAACGCCAGAATGGCAGAACCTGCTGCGCCGTCAGAAACATACACAAGCGTACCCGCGCCAGCAGAAGAAGCAGACGGAGCAGTAGCAACAGTGTAGGTGGGAACTTTGATGTCGCCGATGAAACCGTTATCGGAAGTCACGGGACCAGAGAAGGTAGTATTTGCCATGTGTCACCTCTTGCACAAGGATTCGCTTCGTAGTCTGTGCAATGTCAGGTGGGCTGATGCCTGTCTACGAAGCTAATATGTTAAGCCCTGCTCGAATAATAACATATGTTCGCAAAAAAGAAAGGGGGCTCTTTCGAGCCCCCTCAAGTGCAGTTTCAGGGAGGATGGATCGTCGTGACCCAAGTCCCTTATACCATACTTTAAGCTGCGCCGGGAGTACCGAAAACGCAACGCCAGTCGGACACGCCGAAGGAGTAACGCTCACGGGCCTTGAAGCGCATGTTACCGGTGTCAAAGTCACCTTCCATTGCCGTTTTGATCGGCGAACGGTTGAAGTATTTGAAACCGTTAGGTGCATCAGTCTTGATGAAGAATGCGTCGGTGTCGGTGAGGAAGTGGTTAACCACCGCACCTTCAGGAAGCATACCCATAGACTTCATTGCGTTCAGATCATTGTCTGCGGTGCCAGAGCGCAGGTTCGAGTTGATAACTCGCTCTGCGATGAACTGAAGCTCTTTCGGAATGATGAGCTTCATGCCGCGAACAGCAATCTTCAGACCGCGCTCGTCAGTCAGACCAGCAATGTCGATCAGCATCTGCTCAAGCGAAGTTTCGTTGAGGTCCGCTGCGGTCGCCAGAAGGTTAGTCTGGTTACCCGACAGAGATGGGTGAGCGTTCGAGCAAAGTGCTGCACCGTCGCCAATCGCAGAAGCACCACCCGTGAACGCATTGTTCAGGATAGCAGCAGCTTTGATCTGCTTGGTCTGGGCCATAGAACGGGCCAAAGCCTTGGTGTAGCGCGATGCCAGACGATCATACAGGTTATCTTCGATAGCCTCTTCAGTGATCGAGAACGCCAGCGCGATGGTTTCGTGAGTGTAACGAGCAGTGTAAGTTTCCTGTGCATCGTCAAAGCTAATGCTTCCGCCTTCGCTTTTAACAGGTGCTGTGGAAAAACCACCGAGCATAACTTCCTCTTCAAATGCGCGGTCCGAAGACTCCTCATCGAAGATTTCGCTATGTTCATTCTCGTAACGGTTATATTCGAGCCCGAACAAGGCATTAAGGCCGGGTTCCAGCTCTTTCGCTAGTTGTGCGCGAGAGATAGCCATTGTTTAGCCCTCCTTAAATGCCGGTAGAATCCGCGGTGGTTTGAGAATCAAACCGGCGGGTTCCAGCGTTGAAATGAGCGTTCAGGCGAACAATAAGCGGGATACCCGCTGCCGTGAAGTCACTGTTAGCAACATCATCCATGATGCCAACAATGCGTAGCGGCAATGTTGCCGTAGTAGCGACGGACGACACTGACAACGCCGCAGTGGACGAACCAGTGTTGGTGCTGCCAGAACGAGCAGAGGTGCCCAGCGAAGCGTTCGCGAAAACGGTTGCCAGAGCAGTTGCGCGGTTGGTCAGCGAGGCGTCAGAAGCCACCTTGAACAATTGATTCGGATCGTCGGCAACATAGGCCTTAACCGGATGGTTAGTGTCTACGCTGACAGCGCCCGAACCGGGCCAGTAGTTAAGCCATACAGGTTTTTTCTGTACGGAATCGACGTACTCCACACCCATCAGGACACCCAAAGCTTGGGTAGTACCACCGTCGGTTGCACCAGCTTGGTCGATAGTACCTGCCGAAGTAGGCACCACGATTTCATACTGGTAAATCGCGTTGGTGTTGTTGGAGGCGATTTCATACTGGGTTACCCCAGTCGTGTTTGCACCGCTACCAACAAGCCCGATAGGACGGAGACCATAGGCAGTATTTGCGTTTGCCATAAGAGTTCTCTCCTATTGGGGCAGTCCTATTTACGAGGACCGCCGAAGGTTACACGAGATTGCCGATCAGCATTGCCGATCCGCATGGTTGAGTGTGCATTCTCGCGCATCATGTCAGAGTCAACTGCTTGCATCTGGTCACGACTTCTTTGGTTGAAGTACGCAGACCTTTCTGCAACCGTCTCGTCCGGAATACGTGCGAGAAGCAGTCCGCCAACTCCAAACACACCTTGATATTTACCTGAATCGACAACAGGCGCTTCAAAGTCCGGGTACTCATCCTTACGGACCAATTCCCAACCTTCGCGCATCTTGGCACTGATGTTTTTCGTGTCGTCAAAACCACGCGTTTCGGCGCGAATCCAACGATGTTTGAAGCCATCAGGGGCAGGTGGTGCATCTAGCATAGACGGGGGAGCCCAAGGCTTACGAACGGCCTGTTTCTCCCGGGTTTGGTTAGCGCGAGAAGTTCGATTGATGGTTGAACCACCGTTCTGGTTTTCAAGTTCGCTCATCTTCTTACTCCTTCACGTATTTCGCATATTCTTCAAGCGGCACTCCCAATTTCTTCGCGATTGCGACTTGGCTCGGGGAGAGTCGAACCTTTTTCCCACTGCGCCCAGAAACGTTTCTTGAAGCACCAACAACCGTCTGAGCGGGTCGTCTATTGGCACCGTTTCCGCCGTTTCCAAACTTGTCAGAAATACGGCGATCAAGTTCAGTATAGTATTCATCGCTCTGTGGGTCAAATCCTTCGTCTTCGACCAACCTTTTATGAATACCGAACGCTGCATAAGTCATGGCTTCGTCTGATCCGAACCATGAATTGCGTAGCGCCCACTGTTCTGCTTTAGGATCAGGCCTGCGCGGCTGCTGGGCAGGCATGGGCTGACGAGCCTGATACTGCTGCGCCGCAGCTTGCTGCTGGCGATAGCGTTCCTGCTGCACCTTAGCTTGGTTTGCGCGGTCCTGTTGAATTGCTAAAGCAGTCAATTGGCGCTGCGCCTCAACCGTGGCTTTCGCATCACCTATCTCAATAGCACGAGCCAGATTAGCTTCGACTTGAGAAATCTGAGTGTTAACGCGGGTGGTGTACTCGTTGACGTAGTTCGTGTCCAAACTACTCATGCGGTTCTTTAGCTGAGAAGCTTCATTCTGGATCGCTTGAGCATAACGAATTGCTTCCTGCTCGCGGCGCTCCGCTTCCCGCATCTTTTTGGTCAGGCGGTCAATACGCTTCTGCGTAGAGGTCTCCGCCTTCTGAAATTGGTCTTCGGAATCGTCGTTAAAACTATCGGAAACTTTACTTTCCGATACCTCTACTTCGGTATCCGCTTCGTTGTCGAACTCTAGCTCGACTTGGTTTTCTTCTTTATTTGCCATGCTTCACCTTTACAAATGATGGATGTCTTCGGGGTCCAGAATGGTTGCCAGAATCTCGTCGTCGTTGAGAATCCGAACTTCTCCGCCGTCAATTTGGAAACGCGAGCCAGCATAGCGGGCAAACATTACCCACTGCTTCTCTTTGCACCAAGGGCCGGACGGAAACTTGGAAGTGTCCTTATATGCCAAAGGACCAACTTTGAGGACGTAGCCTACCTGCGTGGAAATGTTGCTCTTTTCCTGCACCTCGGAAGGGATGAAGATACCGCCAGCGGTCTTCGATTTTCCTTGATAAGGGAGGATAAGGATGCGCCATCCAGTGGGGGCGGGCATTCTATCAAGAAGACTTCCTTCAATCTTGGAAGGGTCTAAGCGAGGCTTATCGACGTATGCGTCAGCAAGGTTTGGTTTTTCCGCCTTGGTTTCCTCGGATTTTTTAGTCATTTCTTCGATGCCCTTGCTAATGGCATCTAAGTCAAGTTTTGCAGCTTCAGTCATTTTGACGCTCCTGTTTATCTAGCAGGCTCTTGAGTTCCTGTTCCACGTGAGTAATGCACTCCAGATTGCCCATCAGCTCACGATAATGTTCCATGGACTTCACGTTCCCGTTGGTCATGTAGTCCACGCAACCTTGGCGGCGATCACGGAGTATCCGGAAGACCGCTTCGGTGAATTTTATTTCGTCCATCCAGTCCTCGCATAAAATCGAACATTGTTCGATAGTATCCTAGCATATCTTATATCAGATTTGCTAGGACAAAACATATATTTATGCGAGTTCAAAGTGGGGGGCGTCAATAAAAGGCCGCTTGCCTTGCGAACGACGCAAGTCTACGTAAGCGTTCATCGCTTCTTCCATTGTACCGCTCCACTCGCGGATGTCGGGAATGTGCCACGCTGCACCCCAGCGAATGCCAACGCCAACTGCTATGGCCCCCTCTTTCATGGCGTCCGCAATCTCGTCGTATAAGTTCAACTCCCACGATCCGCGGGAGCCAACATAACACATGAGGTCCACGGCCTCTCCACCAATGTGTCGAGAGTTCATGGTCTTGCTTGCGCCCTTGGCCACCAGCTCGCGCTGCTCTTCAATAGTTCGCAGCCCGCATATAACGCCAAAGTCGTTTTTGGTGACCGTAATGGCATGTTTCACAACAGCGACAAGGCGCTCGTCGACGCCTTCCAGCTTGTCCAAGCTGCGTTGGGATAGATTAAAGGTCATTTCGTCACGCCTTTCGTCTTCTCGAAAGTACGGAGCGAACCAAGACCCAAAAGGCCGCCTAGCACGGTCAGCAACGTACCCATGTCAAACTCAGGCAACGCAGGCAGTTGTACGCCCGCCACCGCAATCGCAAACAGCAACAGCGGCTGCAACACAAAATGGTATAGGAAAGCGATGCCGCAAACCCAGCCGATGAAGGGCCGCCAGCCGCCTTTAAACACCGAGCCAGAAGCGGCTTCGGCTTTGTTTACTTCGATTTGAGCAAGCGCCAGCTCGTGCGCCTGCTTCTCTGCCATTGTGGCGATCTCATGCGCCAGCTTGGCTTTTTCGTCTGCGTCCGGAATAAACTTGTCTAGCAGACCGGTTACCGGACCAATTAAAGCTTGTAACATGGGGCTCCTCCTAAGATTTCCCGCATTTTATCTTATACCCAAACCAGTGTTTTGGAAAGAATAAAGGTTATTTGCGCGACATCCATGCCGAAACCCCCATGTACGCTCCCACAACACCCGCCATCGAAATGTAGAACAAGCCAAACAGATCAGATAGCGCGTTTACTCGCTCAACAGATACCGCAGGACTGACCAGAAGAAGGGTAAACACAAGACAAGCACCGAGAGCCACAGAAGCCATGTACTTTTGCGCTTTAAGTTTTCTAATCTGCGCCTCTGCTTCTCCAATTTCTTTAGCAGCCGCAAGCTCTTCGTCTGTGATGATTCCATCATGGTTCAAGTCATACTTCGAATAAACAGTGTCCTCTTGGAATTGTTTTGTTTTCATGGGTTGCTCTCCACTAAAAACTTGACCCACATAAATAAACCAACCACCCCTGCTATAAAAAGCAACCCAGCAGCAATATAGGCGGCATATTCCCACATTTGCTCTTTGCGTTTCTTTTCAGCCAAGGCTTCTTCACGTCGTTTTTTACGGGCTTCGGCTTGGAACCGTATCCAGTCATCGTACAGGCCCGGTCGCCCGTACAGTTTCATCATGGTGGCTAGTTCTGCTTCGACTTGCTTGATCTTCTCAAGCGCCATGAACTCTTCGAAGTCGTTCTCGGTTTTACTGCCAAGGAGGGAAAGAACACTCTTCTTTTTCTTTTCACCACGGGCTTTTAGGTCTTCTTTAGCAGAGACCATCTTCCCGATAGCGCCCATGGCATCGGAAAGGTCGCGCCCATTGGCGACGAATTGTTTGACGACCGCGAATCCGGCGTTAAATGCGGCAAGTTCGGCTAACATGTGCCCCCTACGATATGTATCGTAGTGACAATGTATCACCAAAATAACTTTTTAAAAAGTTATTTATCCCCCGCTAGGGACTAGAGAGGCGATGCCTTCGTCGCCGGGACGTCGGAAAGGATTACCCCGTTGGACAGGTTGCGTCGGAGCAATTCCACGCAGACCAAACTGAGTAGCGACACTACCGCCGCGGCGACCTTGGCCTTGCTGAATTTGCAGGTTTTGCAGCATAAAGTCGTTGGAATTTACTGTGCGGGTGGGGCTGGTATAATCCGGAACGGTGACTGATCCGCCGCCCGGTAGATTGATGACGGTGCCCGGAGGGTTGTTCGCAAGCCAGTTGTCGATGGCGGCCTGCTGTTCCGGAGAAAGATTAAGCGGCGTTCCCGCGGGCTGTTGCGGATTTGCACCAGTGCTAACCGTAGTACCCGGCTCAATGCCCCTATCGGCAAGCTGGCCGTCTGTGTAGTAGTCAGAAGCTGGAGCGAAGTATCCGCCCGGTATCCGTGCCAAGTCTTCACCAGCACGAGCCCCACGCGCCGGTGTCGTACCTTGTGCTTCGTTGATCGCCTCTTGAGGCGGAGTAAAGCCGGAAAGGTCTAAACCAGTCAGATCAAGGTCACGAATGTCAAACGTTTCGCCGTTAGGCAGCGTAATTGGACCCGTGTTAATAAGCGATTGCGCCACATTGTTTACGTCGGGTGTGCCTCCCAAAGTTTCAGCGTTCCTTGCCGGGGAGTTGGGATCAAGATCAGCAAAATAGCCGCCGTCTTCTTCGCCCATAGCCATGGTGGTAGCCATGCCGCCGCCGTCTTCTTCTCCCATAGCCATGGTGGTAGCCATGCCGCCGCCATCTTCTTCTCCCATAGCCATGGTAGTAGCCATGTCGCGTTCAGGAGGAAAACCGCCGTCTTCTTCGCCCATAGCCATGGTGGTTGCTACCGGCAAATTATCTGGACCACGCTCGACTGGAAGCGAAAAGTCTTTGGTCATAGCAAAGTTGGGGGCCAAACCCTCAATACCCATCGAAGGCGCAGGTTGAACAGGTTCCGGGGCCGGATTGACCGCCAGTTCCGGTGCCAGAGCGGGCGTCTGCACAGGAGGCGCTACCATTTGCGGCATAGGAGCAGCCATGCCAATCTCTGCCAAATCAGCTTGTGTCATGCCCGCATAGGGATCAAACGCCGGGACCGGCGCAGGGGCTGGAGCGGGAGCAGTTGCTGCTGGAAGAACCGGCGGCTGCACTGGAGCAACCGCGGCAGGTGTAGGCACACCAAACTGGCTCAGATCAATGTTGCCGAAATCAATGTTGCTGAAGTCCGGCAGCCCCGAAAGGTTGATGTTGTACATCAGAATACCCCCTGAAATCTTTGCGGCCTTGCAATCGGGCTAAAACCGCGAACAACGCCGCCGCCAGCCTTCTTCACGACCTTCTTTTTACTCTTAGACTTGCCTGCCGAAGACAAAGCAATCGCCACAGCCTGCTTCTGAGGATAGCCCTCGTCCCGCAGCTTACGAATGTTGCTGCTTACAGTCTTCTGGCTTTTGCCTTTCTTCAGCGGCATTTCAGCAACATCCCATGTGCATCGTGCCCTTGATCGCCGCACCCGTGCCACGGGTCTTCGTCAAACGCATCTTGTCGCCCGCCATCGGGGCTTTCTTCATGCCACCCACCTTCTCAGGCTTGGGCGGGTTCTTTGGCGCAGAGCCATTTACTTTGACAGTACGATTTTTCATTGTGGAGTCCCTCCGTTGTTACGTTGTTTAAGCAGCTCTCTTTCCATCGCAGACTGAATACGAGCCTGTGTCTGCTTCTCTTGCGAAGCCAAACGCTGCTGGAATTGGTTCGACCGCATCTGCATACCCTGTGCATCCAACTGCACTTTGGCTTGGTCGATCTGGTTGTCGGCCTGATCCGATTGTGCTTTGAGCTGAAGCTCCTGCTCCTTGAGCTGCACAAGTGGGTCCGGGGCCCCCGCGCCAGATAGCTGGGCAGACAAATCTTTGACCTGCTGCAAGCCCTCCGCAACAAACTGCGCGGTAAGCTGTTCGATCTGTAGCATCTGCTCGTCGTCAGCAGGCTGACCACCCTGCTGTTGCACTTGTTGAAGATACTGCACCGCGGCCTGTTCACGCGCAGCAATCTGAACGTGTTCCATGACGTGCTTCTGCAAAGAAATGGCAATCGGAGGCATCTGGCCAACCATCTGCGTCGAGCCAAACACCAAGTGCGCCATGATGTGCGCCTGATGGTTCTGACCCTCAAACGCCTTCAACGGCAACATATCCAACGCGTTGATGTTCTCTTGCGCTGGATCAAGCGGCTCCGGTATTTCTGCCGGAATAGCCTTCATCAAACGATCTGCATCTGACACGCCCAAAGCTTCATACATGTCACGGAAAACTTCGTGCATGTTGTGAATCTCTGGTGCTTGGGCCGCGAGCTGTAGTTTGGTTTGCGCGAGCATGATGCGCTGCGCTTGGCTGAAGACGTTCGGATTGCTGACCGGGATCACATCCACACGGTCATCAAAGTCCTTCGCCATGATCCTCTGATCGCCACCAGCAACCGAGTACGGATACTCCTGCGGCAAATATTCAGACATCACGCGAGCAAGGATTTTGAACTCCTGACGCATCGCGTAGTGCAGGCGCTTATGCACAGCACTCATGACCCGCGAGCCTTGCTCCATCATCGCAATCGTGGTGCCCACAGGTGCTTGCTGATTGCCGTCACCAACCTTCAGATCAGTGATGGTCGCAAAACGTTGACCGGCCTGTACCACAAAGCCCAACAGATTGAAGAGCGTCTGGTCGGGCCCCTTAAACGGCAGCGGCATGAGGCTATCTCGGATAGCCCCACCGGGTGCGTCCACATCTCGGAACTCACCGGGCTGCAACGGATCATCGTCGTCCCTAATACGCAGTCCACGGGCCTTGAAGCCCGCAGGGAGATTAGACAACGTACCAGCGTCGATTAGCTGTCGCAGTGCCGCCGTGGCGGTCC